CCCTTTTCCGCGCTCAAATGGAGGAGCCTAATGGTGACGCCCTGGAAAAATCAAGTGCTGGCATATTGCAACGAATTGGCCGAGCAGAAACGGCCAGCTGGGCAGGTGATTCGGAGCAGCGCTAGGCGATTCCTAGAGGATGTCCGGTCGGATGCTTTCTACTGGGATTGGAGACGGCACGCCGACGCTTGCGATTTCATAAACGCGCTGGAGTTGACCGATGTCGGCAAGCCGTTTCACGTGCAACCTTTTCAGGCCTGGATTCTGGCGCTGATATACGCGCGCCGGCAGCCCGAACCCCCGCACAATCCGGGCACAAGAATCCTGTTCATCGAAGCGGCACGTGGTGCCGGCAAATCCACATTTGCAGCAGCCCTGATGATCCACGAGCTGATCAGCAACGACAAGCAAATTACGCTTGATCTGGGGTCTTTAACCCACCAGATTTCGGGCATATCCAAGCGAATTGCAAGCAGTTTCGCGGAGCAGCTTGGTGAACCGCTGAAAGTGAACTATGCCAAAGACCTGGACGCGATCATTAACCAGGAAACCAAATCCGCTATTCGTACTTTGACAGCCAAAGAGGACCGCTGGAACGGAGCAAGCCCGCTGCTGTGCTACATCGATGAGGCTGCACATATCCCTAGTGACATCATGTCAATGGCACTGACCGGGATGGCAAAGCGGGAAGATTCGGTGCTGGTAACGTTTTCGACGCCAGATTCAGACCGTACTCGGCCGTATTACAACCTTCGAGATGTCGCGGTTCGTGACACGATCAACGGGGAGCCGGAAGCGGATACCTATGCGCTCTGTTGGAACATAGATGACGACGATCCGGTGACCGCTGATGAGGAGATCGTCGCCAAGGCAAATCCGGGCCTAAATGTTTCCGGACCGCACTTGGATGCGATCCGACGGAATTTCGAGACCATGTACGAAAACGGATCAGCCGAAAAGCGGTCCGCGTTTGTACGTGAGCACCTATGCCGGTTTGACGACAACGTTTCAACGTTTCTGGATCTGGACGCCTTTGATGCGTGCCAGGGAAAACCGGAGCTCAATCATGGTGATAGAGTTTATGTTGGCATTGATCTGTCTAGAGGCGGCGAGGGTATCCGCACCGACGTTTGTTCGATTACTGCGCTCCGGATGCACACTGGCAAGGCGCATATCCGCAGCCGGCACTTTTTACCTGATCATGATCTGGAGAAACACGAGAAGCTGACGAAAATGCCCCTTCGGGATTGGGCAGAATCCGGCCGGCTGCACCTTTGCCCTGGGAAGTACATCGACGGTGAACAGATCACTGCTGAGGTCAAGCGCCTGGTTGATGATTTCGAAGTGGTCTATATCGGGGTAGACAAGTGGTGTTTCAATGCCGATCTGCGCTCTATCTGGACCGATACTTTCAGGTGGCCCGTGGACTATCGCGGCCAGCCCCAGCATCTGACTCAGGCCTGTGGGTGGATCATGGATGCCGTAAATGCCGGCAAGCTGATTCACGATGGCGACCCGATGCTCAGGAAATCGCTACAGAATGTTGTTCTGAGGCAATCACCATCTGGCGCCATGCGCCCTTGCAAGAACAGCACACAAAGCATGATCGACCCGCTTATCAGCTTGCTGTTTGCTGCTTCCCTGGCTGCTGATGACGCCGGCAGCCGGCCCAGCATGTACGCGGGTGATCAAATTGCTATATGATGCAATCGGTTGAGTAGTTTCGTGAAGGTTTCGACTCAACTATCCCCCCCCATGCCCGGCCTCGCCCGCACGGTTGCATGGGGGGGTTTTTTAATTTTTTCCCTTGCTTTCCCTGTTCCATGCTAGTATGTCCCTCGGTTCGGTATCTGTTAGGTACGTCGAGCAATCCAGGGGCTCAGCGATCGGTATCAGGGACATCGCAAACAGGATATTGGGCACCAGCTCAGCCAGCGCAAACTGGTGGCTGTGGCGTACTCCAGATTTCGTCAGCTACACCACCAGCAGCGCCCTGCAGATCCCAGCAGTTGCTAGGTGCGTCAAGCTGCTGGCTGGCGACGCCGGCCGGCTCCCGGTCATCCTGCAGCGAAAGCGGGGCGGTGTCTGGGAAGACGAAGAAAACAACCCGCTGCTGAATATCTTCAACCGCGCCCCGAATCCTGATCTATCCGGAAACGAATGGCGAAGCTGGGTGTTTCGGGATCTGGCGGTATCAGGCAACCATCTCAGCTTGATTGTCCGAACCGGTTCAGGCGCAATCGATTCAATCCAGCCGCAGAGTTTCGGCACCTGGTCTGTGAACTGGAACCGAGACCGCCAGGTGTTGAGCTACAACGTTGCGGGAGTTGGAGCAATCAGCCCAGCTGATGTGCTGCACGTGCGGCTCGATGGGGAAACCCCTTTCTGGGGTGTTTCACCACTTGAGCAGCACAGCACTGTCCTAAAAACAATTCTGGCGCAGTACGCAGCAGCCGAAAGAACCTTCACCAGTACGCTTGGGAAAGTGGCGCTGAAGACTGATGATCAGCTGTCCCCCGAAGCCGTTCAAAGGATCCAAGAGAAGTTTGCCGAAACGCATGGCAACGCTAACGGCTGGGAATCCCCGATCGTCACTGGTGGCGGTATGGAAGCGAAAGTTTTCCAGAACGAACTGAGCCGGAACGAGTACGTTTCAAGCCAGAATTTCGGGGTTGCCGATGTCGGCCGGATCTATGGGGTGCCGGCCTCGATGCTCTATGCCAGCGATCAATCCGGACTCGCCCAGGGACAAGGCCAGCGCGAAGTGTACGGGTATATTGAAACAGGCTTGCGCCCGCTGCTTTCGCGGTTTGCTGCGCACGTTGCCCTGAAAATGCTGAGCCCGAACCAGCGCATCGTTTTCGATACTAGGGCTCTCAGCCGCGGAAGCTATGGGGAAGCGGTCGCCAGTCTTCGCCAGGCGATCGACGCTGGAATCATTAGCCCGGCCGAGGCCCGAAACGCGCTTGAAATGTCACCGGCCCCGGCCGATGCCGGGCTAGATGAATTTGTTATCTCCAAGAACTACATGCAGCAATCGGCAGTAGATGCCGACGATGCTGGTCAGGATACGTCGATGGGGGTACCTGATGAAGATTGAATATCGATCGGCCGAGCCGCTGCAGATTGCAGATGGCCAAACCTTCCGGGGAACGGCTATTGCCTGGGGTGATTCAACCGCGCCGCTCGCAGAGTTGAACGGCTATCGCGAACGATTCAAGCCCGACGCGTTGCGTTGGAACGATGAAACCGCCATGTACATGGGTCACGCATTCGAGCAGCAAATCCCACTTGCTCGCGTGGGCGCTGGCACTATGGCGCTTCGATCTACCGAGCAGGGTTTGCAATTTGAGGGCAGGCTGCCGGAGTGGGCTGGGGCGATTACCGAAGCGCTTAGGCGCGGTGATTTATCCGGTGCGGTCAGTATTGGATTTCGTGCGGATGAGGATGGGTCAGATTGGAACAACAGGGCAAGGCTGCGAACGGTTCGCAGCGCTTCCCTGCACCATATTGCCATTGTGCCAATGGGGGCCTACCCCTCGGCCACGGGGAATCTCTCATGATGTCGATCGAACTGCGTGACCGCAAGGTCGCACTCTGCGCCGAAGAGCGCACCATTTACGATGCCGCCAAGGCTGAGAACCGCGCTTATACCGCTGACGAGCTCGAGAAAATCGAGAAGCTCGAAGCGGAAATGCGATCCATTGACGAGCAGCAGGTTTCGGCCCGCCAGGAAGAAGCAGCCGCAGCTGTCGAGGCGCGGATGAACGAACCAGTACACGAATTCACGATGTCCGGCTCGATCGGTGATACGGGCGCGGGATCTGGTGGCTCTGGCCTGAGCGCTACCGAGTCGCGCTGGTTTAATGACATGATCGAAGGTCGAACCACCCAGACCACCACCACCATTGGCGAATTCATTCCGAAGCCGCTCCAGGATCGCATGATCCAGCTGCTCGACCGTGTTTCCGCTGCTCGCCAGGTTGCTGATGTCTTCACGGTCGCCAGCCCGGTCCGCGTTGCTCGTCAGAGCGGCTACGGTACGGCACTTTCAGCAGTCGCGGAAGCAGGCGCGGCAACCGCTTACGATCCGGGAATCGATGAAATCGATACCGCGACAAAGATCTCCAAGGCATTTGGCGAGTCAACCCTGACTGTCGAGCTGCTCCAGGATTCGCAATTCGACACCGAGTCCGTTGTCATGAACATGATTGCGGAGGCGGCCGGCCATTTCCAGGAAACCGCATTCATGACCGGGGATGGGGATGGCAACCCCGAGGGTCTGATGGTCGAGATTACCGACGCAAATACGTTTGACGTTGGCGGATCTGGTGGCGCTCTGACTGTCGAAAAGGTGACTGAGGCACTGCTGACGAAGATGCCGCCGCAGTACCTGGGACTCCCCCGGTACCTGGTGGTATCGCAGCAGGCGGCTGCTGATCTGCTCTCGGATTCCGACGGCAACGGCCGTCTCTTGCTCCAGCAGCAGGCAAGTTCAACGTTTGCAAACATGCCTTCGATGTCGATTCTGGGGACCCAGATCCTGATTTCGTCCGCAGCACCTGGTGGTAGCGGAACTGCGTCCGCTTGGGCAAATGGTGACTACATGGGAACGATTCTCACCCAGGGCAGCTATGGCATCTATGACCACGGCGGTTTCCAGATGCTGCGTGATCCGTACTCTGGGGGCACGAATGGTCTGGTGAAGGTCAACGGCTGGATTCGGTCCGCAGGCATCGTCCAGCGACCGCAGTCGATCGTCCAGATCACCTACTGATCCTTTCCTCTTCCGCCTGGGGCGGCTGGTCATCCGGCCGCCCCAGGGGTTTGGGCATCAATGCAAGTCGAAAGCATCACAAGCACTGCGCCGATTTCACTAGCCTTATTGCGTGATCATCTGCGCGTCTATCACACCGCTGATGATACGAATATACGCTCTGCGCTTGATTCGGCTGTAAATGCTTGGGACGTTGAAAGCCTTAGGCCTGTCCGAGATACCCAGTACTCACAAGAATTCGAGTACGTTCCTGCCGGGTATAAATTCGGTGCAGGGCCTGTTTCTACTATTGATTCAGTTCAATGGTTCGACAGCGATACAGCACTACCAACTACGTTGGAATCAACTAAGTATCGGATTGCCAAGACCGGAAGCTGGTGTAGCCTGCAATTCTTGTACGATTTCGCAAGCGATGAATCTAAAGCTGGTTGGTGGAAGGTAACTTGGTCAACATCATGGCCTAACCCGTATGACGATGTCATCCGGGCAATACTCATGCTGGCGGCTACTTTTTACGATGAGAGGGACCAGCTTACACCACTTGAATTGCGTGCTAATACCGTTGGGTGGAATGCAATAATTAACCGCTATCGGTGGCCAAGATCATGAGGTCGCGTCGCAGGCAACGAAAGTATGAGCTGCAGAAAGTGACTGTTTCCGATGACAGTTACGGACAGCCCATACGTACGTACTCGAGAGGAAGAGTGATTGCGGGCTATTTCGAAACAGGCTCTTCGACAAAGGGCGAGCTGGCCGAAGCCATACAGGGCACGCAATCAAATAGGGTCGAAACAAGATATATACCTGGCTTCGCTTTCACCCTTGAACAGCGCTTGCTCGACATAGAAACCAAAGTGATTTATCGAGTGACCGGGGTTGAAGACGTAAACGGTTTGCACAATACGGTACGCCTCGAGCTCGAGGAACTGGTAGCATGATTCCGGGAGTGTTTACAGCTTCGCGCGCTTTGATGTTGAATCTGATTCGTGCCCAGGTTCAACGCTTTGCAGTGATTGAGGCTAGATCATTTGCTCGGGCGGAAATGCGACGTATCACAAACGTTACGTTTGACCTGACTGGCGACAGGTTTGTGGCTAAAAGGTTTGCCCGGCTCGAAAACAAGGTTCGCAAGCGCATTTCTTGGAACGCTCTGCGGGACGCGCTGAACGAATACCGAAACGATGTCCGTCGCGCCTGGCGTGCTGCGCCAGTGAAGCGAAGCAGGGGAGAAACACGCAAAGCTATTGCCCGGGCCTATGTGATCAAACGGTTGGATTCGGATACTTTGGCCGTTGGTGTCGGCTATTCGCGTGCGAAGGCAAGGAAGGCAAATTTGCTGGAATGGGATACCCGGAAGACATCGGGCAAACTCGTAGGCACGACTACATTCGAGGAAAACAAGAGGCGATTGCTTAGGGTTATCGGGGAATCTGTCAGGGAACAGATACTCAGAGATCCAGACAACGCCAAGGCTCGCCGGCAGGCTGTCCGAGCAAGGCTGGGGGCGGCCTGATGCTTGAGACACTGCGCACCGTATTGCTTGGGGACAGTGAAGTAACGGATTTGATCTCCACCAGGGTTGATCCGTTTAACCTGTCCGAAGGTGGCGTGGATGCCCTGCCGGCGGTCTTTTATACGGTTGATGAAGAATCAAGTTTGCAAGCGATGGCAAAGACAACCATGAAGGTAAGTCTTGTCAATTACACGGCGTTCTCGACGACCCTTGCGGAAGCTGAAAACGTAGCCGACAAGGTACAGACAGCGCTTGACGACTATTCTTCGGCCGACGATTCAATTCTCCGCGTACGCTGTTTGGAGCGAGACCGGGATACCGTCGAGCCAATCGACGGATCGGAAAACTACTTTTACTCGTCAACACTACTTTTCCAGGTTTGGCATACGACATGAGCGCACAAACTATTCAGCCCGGTATCAATTCAACTGTAGATATCAATGGTGTTTCCTTTCCGGCAGCCGTTAGCATTGAATCTACTGAAGAAAGCGAACGGATCGACGTAACCGGGTTTGGTGACACTGTGCGAACATTTACCATGGGTGTACTTGCTGCCACTGAAGTAACGGTCAGAACCTACGCGGATCCTACTGGTCTTTCAGTTGGTACAAGCTATGCAAGCACCAGCATCAAGTTCGGTGGGACAAATGGAAGAACGATTTCCGGTACGCCTACAGTGGTCACATACTCTTCAAGCGCCGATGTTGACGGTGCAACCGTTTACGAATTCACTCTCTTGTTCTCAACAGTCTGAGGAAACAAATATGGCCGGAATGGAATCTCTCGAATGGTTAAAGGCGCAACAACCGAAAATCACGGAAGTGGAAGTATCAGGGCATACTTTCCGCTTGCGCCAGCCGACAGTTGCCGACCGGGATCGGTTCGACAGTTTGGTCTCGAAAATGGACATGGGTTTGGCCAGGCTTCGGTCGCCACTTCTGCAGGGTCTGGTCTGCGACGAAGATGGAAACCGGATTGCCGAGGATGTAGACTTCGACGGTATGCCGGCCGAGTTGGTGGAACCGCTCGTAGACGCTGCCCGGGAGTTGTACGGAATCACAGATCCCCCTACGGAAGGCGAGACCGGCTGATAGCACGTATAAGCGTGTTTTCTGGGGTCTCGCCCACTGAAATCAGAAATACCTGGTCAGCCAGTGATATGGCAATGTTGGAGCGCATTGACGCCTCCAACGGATTGCCAGATCGCCAGCTGATCCTGCTATTTGCGGGTGCTTTGTCTGCTCTGGGCTCTTCAGATTCTTCTGATCTCTTCAAGTCACTGTTTCCGGAGTTTGGCTAATGGCACGCGCAGGATTTGCAGGGTCGCTCGTTGTTGACGCGAATTGGAAAGGGCGAAATCTAAACCGTGGAATGCGTGATTCACGCAAGCGAGTGGCTTCGTTTGGTAAGTCGGTGCGCAGGATTGTGGCCGGGGTTGCCTTGGGAGCTGGCGCCTTTGCAGCCGGCAAGGGGCTCATGGGTCTTGTCAAACTTTCTGCCAAAGGAAGTGAGGCGTGGTCTAACTGGCAAATAGCTCTCAATTCTTTGAAGGCATCACTTGCAAAGCTAGTCGCTGGTCCTGCTGCAAATCTGCTTAACTGGGCATCGGATATGGCGGGATCGCTTGCGGGATGGCTGTCGCAATTTGACAGCGTGGGGCAAGTGTTTGACGACATCATGAAGCGGGCTAAGGGATTCATTGATAGTTCAGAAACCCTCAAACTCATATGGGACACAATCGCAGGCGCCTTAGGTAAAGCCAGTGATTTGCTTGCGGATATACTTTTAAAAATGGATTTGTTCGATACTGGCAGTCAAGGGCAGATAGATCGGGGAAACACGTCGCTTTACAAAGCAACGGATGAGATGGCGGCCATGCGCCAGGGCGTCACTCCGATGGCAAGGAGGTTCTGATCAATCATGGCACGCTCCTATTCAGTTTATGAAAACCCGAATAGCCGGAAGCTGCAGATACAGACGCCTGGCGTAGGCTCGACTGTTTTCTCTTACGAATTTACGATTCGGCCGACTACCGGCGACGTTGGCACAGTCAATGAAGAATATCAGGCCGCGTACAACGCGCTCCGCACCTATCTGGGTGTGCCGCTTGGCAAGTTGACCGATATATCCGCGTACTCGCAATCTCCATTCGGCGCAATGGGTTCGGTGCGTTCCATCAATATGGAGCACGAGCCTGGCGGAGATCACGTATACAAAGCAGTTGTTACCTGGCAATCAGAATTCCCTGAGATATGGGATAGCTCGAACACCGATGCAATTGTGGTCTCGGGACAAGCGGCAATAAATTATTCATCACAGCCGGCCGTCCGGGTGTTTGATTATTACAAGTCTACGGCCCTGCCGACTATTGCTCAGCAGACCGCAGCAGCAACCGCCGGCGGCTATTACCACAGTGACTATTTGATCGATGTAGGCGATGGCACAGGTACCTACAACGGAGAAGAAATCGAGTCCTTGGACGTATCCGGCAGGCCTGTGAAATTCAACAGTCTGCAAATCGAGGTTGTGATTGATGAGCCTTGGGCGGTTTCTTCTGGTGCAATATACGGCGGTGGCACTGGAGTAGGTACTACCAATCTTGGTGCCTGGCCTAAGTGGAATGCGAACGCTTCTTACATATTCAAGCGAAACGACTCGGCTTTTATGGGGTTCCCCGCTGGATCACTTCTGTATCTCGGAACGACAACCAGCCCGCGTGAATTCCACACACATACACTTTCACACAGGTTTGTTTACGACGAGTATGAGCACTTCGAGCAGCAAACATTTGAATCCGTGTTTGGGATCGGCAACATTTCGGCGATTGAAAACGCGTTTGGTACAACGTTGACAGCTTCAACTACCAAGAACGTGTTCTGGCTCAATTTTTACGACGTAGTTGATTTCACCAATTTCGCGTTTGCGAACTCTGCAACGTCAAGCCAGGTTGCAAATGGGTTTGTTGATTGGTCGGGAGTTGGTGGAGCGGGGCCGATTGTCTCATGAATCTGCAGGGAAGAAATACAGCCCGTGTAACCGCCGCATTGCGCAGCAATCTTCCGAACCTGCGTGCATTGCAGCAACCACCGAGGACAAGCTTTTCGTTTGATTATGTTCCGGTTCAAATCAAATCTGCTGAGCTAATCCCCGGTGAAACTAATCGATGGTGCTATACGGTTGAAATCGTGAGCCTAAAAAAAGGCGATTACGGATTCGACTCACACGATGAAATTGAAATCTTCAAGGCGTACAACGGGTGGGAAGCAACGAATACTGCCACCCAGGTTTTAACTTTGGGCGGCGAGGACCCGGACGATTTGCCGGAGGGATTCACGCTTGAGCATTGTCCGGAAGGGCTGGTAACCCACGCCACCGCACATTATTTCAGCGATGCGGACGCCGGATCAGACGATGGCTTTGCATATTTTCTTTTCTCTGAGCCTAATGTATTGGTAGGGGGTTGCACGTGACACAAATCACTAGGTTGGGCGGTTTGAGTTTCTGTCCTGGCGAAGATTGGACGCTGGTTCATACTTTCGATTCAGCTATCAGCAGCTCGTCGTCTGTAAAGCTGCGAGTTGCAACGCTCGAAATCACCGGAGTCGTAGCGCTTGATGGTTCATCGGTCACGTTTTCATTAACTGCGGCACAAACCGGCACATTGCGACAGCTATGGCTCTTTGATGCCCAGTTGCATATTGATGGCATTGCTACACCGATCGAACTGCAAACTGGTGAAACGTTTCTTGGGTTTTCGTCGGGCCCAGATCCTTCCGGCGCTGTTATCAGCATCACCGCCGGCAGTGGAATCAGTGTTTCACCGGATCCGATTACGAGCACCGGCACGATCACCGCAACCGGAACCGTTGCCGCGACCCTGGGTGGTTTGACTAATGTTGCAAGTGCTGTGGATTCTGCGGCAAGCGGGCAAGTGCTCGAATACCAGTCGAGCAATTGGTCCGCGCAGCCGAAAACCTATGTGCCTGATGAATCCGAAGGCGGAGTGGCGATCGGTAAAAGGAAAGTGGGATCAACAACGAAAACCTTGTACCGCAGAGTATGGTCACAGGCACACGACACTGGTAGCGGTCCCACTGGCAATATTGTGCTCTGGGCGTCGAGCGGTACTGATGTTTATTGGTACGGATTCGGCATGGTCATCAACAGCGTCGGCAATGCTGTACAGGATGGCTTTTATGGCCGGCTGGAACGCTGGTCGAATGGAAACATCGTTCTTACCAGAAATAGCGGTTACAACGATGCCGATGCAGGCTACTACTTCGTGCTTGAATATACGCTTGAGTCTGATTCTGGGGATTAAGTAATGGTGCGCGACAGCTCTTCAACTATGCCAGGGGAGCGGGTGAATCTTGCAGCCCGTGACTGGTTGGGTATTTCCGGAAGCGTGATCGGTGTTCTTGGCGTTGTTTTAGCTACGTACCAATCCATGGATCGCGCGCTGGTTGAGTTAAAAAGCGACGTTCGCAACCAAGCCGAAAAAATCGTTGGCCTGCAGGAAGACGTGACGCGGCTCGAATCGAGGCTTTTCGATGGTGGGGGGAATCAATGAAGAATCCTAGTTTCTGGGTGGTCACTTCCGCGCTGGCACTGCTTGCCATGCTGGCGTTAAACGGCTGCAATCTGAAATCGGCTATCAGAGTCGATGTTCCGCCTGGCGTCGCCGACGCACTCCAGCTTGATATTCCGGCCAAGCTGGTACAGGCGGATCAGATTGCAGCCGATTGGAGTAGCTACGTGGAACGAAACACCCAAGCGCTTGGCGTTGCAATCACCGACGCGGAGGAACGGTACGTAGCGCTTCGAAGCATTTCGGACCTGGGCCTACAGGCTGCAACGGGAGCCACTCAAACGCTACCTGGTGGGGCACTGCTGTTATCTGGCCTAACTCTGCTTGGGGGATTGTTTATACCGAAGCCTGGGTCGCAGGCGCAATTGAGGCAGGAGAAGGAAGACTCTTACAATGCCGGTCTTGAGCGCGGGCAGGAGCTCCCCCGCAATGGCTAGGCCAGATTTGGGATGTTGTTGCTCTGGTGGTGGCGGTTCGGGCGATGTTGAGTGTTGCGGGGAGTCTGGTAATTGCAATTCCCCACCGGCAAACAAGTACCACAAGCAATCGATAACCCTGTCTTTCAAGAACAAGTATCCGTTCAACTTTACTTGGACAACGCCAATTCCGGCCGGCGCTAATTGTGAAACCCAAGGCGGTCTTTATCCAGCAAGGACAACAATCACCCAGGGGGGAAAGTTGGGTGTTCTTGGAGGCATCAACACCAGAAGTGTTTTTCCATGTGGCCCGTCAACTGATTGCCATAACGGAGAATTAATCCCAAACACGGATCCCGATGAGTATGTCCCGGGCGATTGTCCTTCATCAACTGGTTGCGTAAGCACGTGTTTGCCCTACGAGTGGGAAACGTGTTGTGTTTCAGACACGAACAACCAACCTAATTGTGGACAGCTTAGCTTTGCATCGATCAACGAATTCCAGGAAGAATACAGCACCGGAAAACTACGTTTTACCGTTAAAGCGGTTTCGGATTATGTCAATTTAACAGCGCAAGGCAATGGCGGATACACTTGCACCGGTTGCGGCGGCTGCCCTGGATTTGAACGCCTTTTCTCGGCTGATATCCCAGACAGTTTTTATATCGCAAACACCAACAACCAAGAAGTGGTTTGGGGTGTTTCTCAATATGGAGGACGTTGTCCTGCAAACATTATTTGCAGGGAGCAAGGTCTCCGTTTTTATTGTGCGGACGCTGTAAGGAATTGGGACGGGGTAGGATCGCCATCTGGTGGCCTGCGTTATTTCGATGTCTTCGGAAGATTCAGCCCAAATCCACCAGTTTCTAGCCTTGTTCCCTATATTGAGCTCGATGACTATCCTGGCTCAATCTTGGCTACCTTGTCTATTACCCATGAAGCAGTAGTCCATGATGAACTTTTAATTGATAACGGCTGGGGCTCGTGCGGTTTCGATGGCGGTGATGATTCAAGCCACGCAGTCTTTGGTCACGTGGGTTACGTGGCGCCATGCGGTACCACTGCTTATACGTTTTCCCCATTTGGATCCGTAGGCACGACATCAAATGATGGGACAATGTGTTCTCGTGTTTCCTCAACGGGTTTTTCAGTTCCGCACGATACTGACGACTGGACAAATTAATGCCAAAGCAATGGATTGCGAGGACGGCAGGCTTGATCGTTGCGCCACAGCAACGACTGCAAATTCACAGAGCGACAGGAATCGGTCTAGGCGATATTGTCCATATCTTTTTCTGGTGCGTTGGCATTGATTGGATATGGAAAAAAATAGCTGAGAAGCTGCGTCGCCCATGCGGCTGCCAGCGCCGGCAAGCTTGGTTAAACCAAATTCGGTTTTATGTGCCGGTTAGATTTGTAACCAATAAAAACAAGGTTCCACAATTGATCGCTGATGGTGGAGGCGAGCCGGTTCGGCCTGATCAATTGAAGAATGTTGCTAAATCCATGTTGCCGAATTAGTTTCTTTCAATGCAAACTAACGATTTGTGCGAATGGGGCACCGTCCTGATCGACGGCTACTGGCGAGCGGCACCGGTTGGTGGGGCACAGTGGTTTGTTGCTGAGTGGCGTGTACGCGTAGGTACTGGGCGCTCTGGAGCACTGGCGGCCGTAAAAAAAGCGAAAATGTCTAATCAGTTCCGGAGCGACCACCCGACAAACATGGAGCGAATATACAATTGTAGAAAATCACAACCACAGCCGGACGGGTTTAACGTAACACCCAGCAGTGCACCGTCTGTGGTCCAGATAACCACGGAAGGTGTAAACTTGATCGACATAAGGCCGGAAACCGCAATAACTACGGACCAAGCTCGCCGGGCGCACCCCGATTGGCAAGCTGTAGGGCACCCAGTAACAGTGAAAATCGGCAGCAACTACGTCGACGTTGCCCGGAGTATGGGGAAGCAGGGGGACCGACCTACGATTTCGCAGGCAATACACCGCCTGATCTACGCTGGATTGACGAGCCAGCCTCCGGCCGTCCATGACCGTTTTCGAAGTGGGGGTGGTTCATGATTGCCCATAAAAATCGGGTCGGTGATGTCTACTGGTCCGCTTCAATCAAATACTTTTCAAACGAGGAAACAATAGGGAATTTCGTAACAGTTCTCGAAGCCGAAGACAGCGTTACTGATTTTCTCTCGTGGCTTACTCCTCGCGAAAATGAAAATGCTGTGACATGGATTACGCCCTACATGGTCACAAGCGTGAGCGAAGATGGTCAAATTGAAGCTGCTAAAAGCCTGCAGGGGGTGACTGATGCCCACTAGAGACGCCCAGATTGCCTCTCTGGCGGTCACGAAAATGGCCGTCCACTACCTCGCCCAGACAACCCCCCAGGGCACAGCGCTTGAACCAGGAGCCCTGAGAACAACCAGCTCAGTGGTCAGGAATGTCTATCTGGCCATGGCAGAAGAATTAGACTTCATCCCTCCGGCGGCAGCGCCGGTTGCTGCTGCTGTAGCCGCTCCAGCTCCAGCACCAGCGCCGGCAGTTGCTGCTGCCCGCCAGGTCTCTGATGGCGTGGATTTCGCTGGCGAAGGCAAGTTTTCCGATTTGTTGATCCAGATACGGGAATTTGATTCCAAGGGACAGCAGACTGCTTCCAATGGAGCCCCATATATGCGGTTTGTTAGCACCAAGGGGCAATGGTGGACACTCTGGAATGCGGACAACATTGCAACGGCTCAAACTGCTGGTGTATGTGATCAGTACGGGAACGGCGGATGGATTAGTTGCGCCGGGTCTGTGGGTGGCAAGTTTTCTAATATTCAGAAGGCTGAAATCCTGCCGGCTGGGGGTGGGATTTGACATTTTCACCAAATCAGTACAATGAAAAAAAACCAGAACCAGCTTCTGGTGCTGATGAGAGTTTTTCAGGAACAGCCCATAAGGCTGATCCTGGAAAAACACTCTCAGCACACCAGCAACAACTAGATTCCTTCAACCAGCTTAAAGCAGCAATTGTTGCCAGAAGCTGGATTGATGCTGCAATCGTCAATGGCATGTACTGCAGGGACGATCACCAGAAGCAGCTACTGGTGATTCAGGTAGCTGGGCCGGCGGGTACGAATCGTCGAGTTGTAGAAGCTGAGACGAAAAAGCTGCTCTGGAGCGGCAAGCAGCCGGCCACCAATCGGAAAGACTGGGAACAGGCAATCTGCCGGCTGCAGGATCTGTGCGATGCTGCAAACGAATCAGGTCAGGAGCTGCCGGCGGACAAGCGCCCCAGGTGGTACCTCACCGACGTAGACAACGATGTAACCACTTCGGTGGTCACTTTCGATCGCCAGGAAGCGGCCGACCGCCAGAAAGATGGCTGGTCGGTCGTCGGTCATGAGGTCGATGACGATCTTTGGCGGGACGAGCGCTCTGGGCACTGGTTCCGCCAATACGTCGATGGCACGTATGGCAAGGTCGACGTCCGCGGGCTGAGCGAGTGGAAGCAGGAGCTTCAGGGGGTGAACCATGATGTGGTTGCGTAATCTGCTGGGCGATCTCGTCGCGGCCGTCATCATGGGGCTCGAGATGCGTGAATCCCTGAACAAGGAAAGGCGGGGCGGATGACGCTTTCGGAGGGTTTCCTCATGCTCGGGACGGCTGCCGGACTAGCAGCGTGCGCACTTGCGTACAGGGGGGTGATTCATGGACGAGGGGCCTATCGGCGACGTTCCGGAGCATCTGAGGATCAGCATTACTATCCTCGTTGGCCAGTTGATAGAGGAGGACGCCGAAATCGATTCGGTGCGAGTGATCGCAACCAGGGTAGAGCCTTCAAACCGCCAGGTTCAGATCCTCAATCACGTGTGGGGAAATCAACTGCTAGCCGACGCGGCCATTGATTTGCTTAATGAGCGTGAGCAGCTGAAATATGAATCTGAGGGTGCCGACGATGGCGAGAGCTAGCAGGGACAAGGGCAACCGACGCGAAAGAGAAGCCAGGCAACTGCTGCACGATATGGGCATCAATGCCCGGCGTACGTACTCCATGCAGGCAGCTGCAGGAGGTTCCGCTGATTTGATTACCGAAAACGTTGTTGGACAGATTGCCTGGGAAATCAAAGGCTGTGAAACCCTAGCACTTACAAGCTGGCTCAGGCAGTTAGACCGCCAACGGGAATTTCATGCTTCTGCAAACAACATTCTGGCATTCAAGCAATCCCGCCGGCCGTTCATGTATATGGGTTTCTTGGATCAGCTTCCCTCTACGATTAAAGTGCTGAATCCGTTCATTGCTGATGCCTGAGCCCAGCTGGAAAGGTGAACGCGGAACGCCGGCCGAACGCGGTTATGACCGCGCATGGGTCAAGCTGCGCAACAACTACATAAAGCACAATCCACTTTGCGAGATGCGGGGGCCTGCCTGTAAGGGTGCAGCCCGGATTGTTCATCATGTGATACCGATCGAGAAGCGCCCTGATCTACGCTTGGTTCGCAGCAATCTGATGGCGGTTTGTGATCCATGTCATCGGATCGCCCATGATCAGCTGGTGCCTGGAACAGTGGTTGCAGTATGCGGGGCACCTGGAGCCGGCAAAGCTGATTACATACGTTCCCAGATGAAAGGCCCCGATCTGGTTTTCGATTGGGATGCCATCCTCCAGGCTATGGGCTACAGCTATGAGGAGCATATGCGGAGCGGAATCAGGTGGCTTCTGCATGACTGGCGCAGCAGTCTGGTAGCACGTGTTCGGAAAGGCACTATCTGCAGGACAGTATGGGTATCAGTGGTCAGCTACCCAGTAGCCTGCAAGCTGGGCGATCAGCTGATCGTGATGGACACCAGCAAGCTGGAGACGATCAACAATTTGCAGAGCCGGGAAGAGGACCAGCGCCGGCTCGGTGGTTTGCTGTCACTGGTCGATGACTGGGACAGGGATTGGGCACTGCACAGAGGCTTTTCAGGACCCCCCCCGGTTCCGGCCCAGGGGGGCATACAGAGCAC